ACGGTCTCCTTTGCGTAAGAGGTGACTACGATCTTGCCGTAGTCCTCGTCGGTTCCTTGCTCCTCTACGCTGAAGTGGGGGCAAGCGGCGCCCGCGAAGGTCCGAACCGCGAGACCCTTGTTGTTGCCATAGTCCCAGGTCTCGGTCTCCTGGACCATCGTGTTTTCGTCCTCGAAGAGCTTTGCGAAGCCGAGGGCTCCGGCCTGCGCTCCGGCGAACACCGCGCGGCGCGTGTTGCGGTAGGCCGTAGTGCCGGTGAAGCCGACCGGGAGGTAATCCCAGGCGACCCACAACACTTCATCGTCGATCCCGAGACAGGCGTTGGAGAGAGCATCGAGAGCCCCGCCCTTCAGCCGATCTCGCATGAGGCCGAACCACTGCGAGCCGCTCTGCTTCATGTGCTTGATGGCGTTGGAGTGGACGAAGAACACGTAGACCTCGCCGATTCCCTTGACCATGCAGGGGCGGATGGGGAGAGGGAGTTGCTTCGCTCGCGTCTTCAGCTCGACCGCCACGTCTCGGTCGATGATCGCGGACGGGTCCAAGCTCACCGCGGCATCGTCGGCCTTGTCGAACCGGAAGACGTGGTTGGCGTCCGGAGTGCGTGGAACGTTGTTGAGGGTGAGGCGGAGGTTGGCGCCGTTGCTCCACCACTCGGCGACGGTACGAACGTCGATCGTCAGGCCGGCCATGTGGTTTGCGAGACCGCTTTCCCAGATCTTGGGCCAGTAGTCCGCGTGGGCCTTCTCCGCGGCTTTCCACACATCCCAGGGGATACGCTGCTTCACGATCGGCAGCGAGGTCACCTTGAAGGCGTGGCGAATCTGGTTGATCTTCCAGTCGTAGATGATCGTGGGCAGGCCCTCTTCGGTGTCCCGAAGCACCTCCCCGCCGATCGCCGGGGGCTGCCGCATACCACGCTGGAGCGTGATCCGGGAGGTAGTGCCGCCCTCCTGGAACGCCCCCTTGCGGCGCTGGATGCACGAGCTTTCATCGTTTCCGATCAAGCCCAATGCGGGGTTGGTGACGGTGCCGCGACGTGCGACCTCAACGAAGAGATCGCGCTCCCAAGTCATTTTGACCTCGGGGTCCGTCGCGTCGTAAAACTGGACGTTTCCCACGGGTAGGTCTCCTTTAAGTCGTCTGGTTGGCTGCAAGCGCCTTGTTGGGGATGGGCGCTTCCCGTCCTGGTTTTCGGCCACCAGGGACAGCCAGACTTCGGAGATCCTGCGGGTGCTTCAGCCGTCTTTCGGCGACGGGGACCTGTTACCTATGGTAACGGCCGACGAGCTGGGCGTCAACTCGCCGGCCTGCGTGTGGGGTGCTTGCCTACCCGTAAGGGAATCCGTCCAACGGCGGGTTGGCGAGCTTGGGCGGCACTTCACCGCCGCGACAACGCTGGGCATTACCCAGAGTTTCCGCCAGGCTGCGGATGTGGTGCTCAGGGAACCTCGCCTGCTCCAAGCTGTGCCGACTGATCGCCTGCGAAACCAGGAAACCATCCTTCTTCACGGTGAAGTAGAGCTTTCCGCTGTCGTCGTACAGCTCAAAGTGGCCGGCGGGAGGGAATCCTCCGGCGAGCCACGACTTGAGCCAGGACTCCATGATCCCTGCGGCGTGGACTGGAAAACTCAGCGTGGCGTACTTGAATCCTTCGGGAATTTCCATAGCTCAGTCCTCCTCGAAGTGAAACGGCGGCCGCTCGTAGGTCTCCCCGAGGACGCCCGGTACAGTGACTACTTCACGCTCGAATCCCTTTGCTAGCGCGGCCTCTAAGGCAGCATCGCGCTCTTCGTCGCTTTGGTTGTCGGCCTGAAGATCTACCGCGCGCTGCTCAGGAATCCCAAGCAGCACCGCGGCGACCTTCACCCTGTGCGCTGCTGGTAGTCGAAAGATCATCTCGGCAAACAGCTCGGGGTCCTGCTGCTCTTCGCCGTTGAACATATAGCGGTCCACGGCGTCGCCGAGTTTGTCCGCCCAATTGAATTTGGCGTGTACGGCAAGGAGGTCTTTGAGTGTCATCTCAGATCCCCTTCCGCGGCCCGGCAGTGGACCCCAGCAGACCCTCGGCGATCTGGCGCTTATGTTCATCGGGGAGCCGGGAGATGATCTCGGCAAACAGCCCCGGGTCCCGTCGGTCCTCGCCGCCTTTCATGTAGGCGTTCGTGGCGTCATCGAGCTTGTCTGTCCACTCAATCTTCGCCTTTGCGGCCAGCAGCTCCTTGATGGTCATCGCGAGAGCCCCTTCTGTTGCCTATAAGCCTCGTACTCCTTCGGGTTGGCCTGGACCGCCTCATAGAAGTCGTCCTCGTTCAGAGCGCCGAAGTCGATCCCGTTTCCGGGCGCAGCGCCAGCCCTGCGGTTGACGCCGGGGTTGCCGATCGCCGCCGCAGCGTTGGCGCGTTGCGAGGCGATGTTCTGCCGGTTCGCCGAGGTGGGCTTGCCGGGTGGCTGTACGGTCACCTGCTGGCCGTTTCCGCCAAAGATCGAACGGAGCTGGTGGGCCTGCTGCCGCACGAACTGCCGGGGGTCCTGGCCGCGCAGAACGCAGTCTCGGAACTGCAAGGTCTGCGACAGAGACAAAAGCTCCAGCGCCTGCTCGGTGGTGGCATCCGGGTACATCGCCTGGATGCCAGAAACGCCAGAGCGGGTGAGCGCGTCGAAATCGTTCTTCAGCTCGGGATCGGCAGCCAGCACGTCCGGGTTGATGTACTCGAACCAGGTCTCGTCGAGTTGGTCCAGTTGGTCCGCCGCCTCCTGCGCCTCGGCCGCCTCCTGCGCCTCCCGGCGGTCCTGTTCGCGAAGGATCAGGGCCTGCTCGGCAAGCCATGCCGCGCGCTCTGCCGGGTCCTCGGGCACCTGCGCTGCGAGCTGCTCGGTGTGGGCTCGCTGCACCGCCTGGTATTCCCGCTGAAGGATGGGGCGAAGCTCGTCTCGGAGTTGCCGCACCTCTTCCCGCGCCGCCTTCCGGTCGTCGGCCTCCCTTATGGCCCTGGCTCGCTGCTGCTGCCACTCTCTGGCCGCCACTGCCTCCCATGGCTCCCCTGGCCGTCGCGCACGGGCAAGGTGCGCAAGGGCCTCGGGGGTCTGCGTGGAGCGCAGGCTCTCGGGTATCTCATCCTGCCCCTGTTGGCCCTGTTGCGCGGGCTGCTGGGCGCCTTCTGTGGGCTCTAGCGGGGTGCCGTCAAAGGCTTCGCCGCCGCCTCCGGTGTCTCCATCCATGGTGGTCTCTCTCCTCGGTTATGCGGCCTGCTGTTGGGGTGGCTGCTGGCCCTGCTGGGCTTGCGCTGCCTGCTGCTGTTGCATCTGCTGAATCTGCGCCTGGATGCGAGCCTTGATCTTCTCGCGCTGCACCACCGGGATTCCAGGCAACATCGCCACGATGTCCTCGGAGGACAAGATCGGCTGGCCGGTGTCGGGCTGAGGAGCGAGGAGTACCTGAAGAGCGCCGTGCTGGACGAGCCCCTCCCAAACCTGTTCGAGCAGATCGCCGGTCGGGGTGACTTCCTCGATCGCAATGCTCTTCCAGAAGCTGTCCTCGAACATCTGCGGGGTGAGGCGAAGCTGTGGCGGCATCGGCATCCCGGTCATCGGGTCCGGCGGAGCCATCGGATCTACCGGCGCGTAGGCAAGCTCACTGCCCACGATCTCCGCCAGATCCTCCAGACGGTCACCCCAGAACACGCGACAGAAAGCCATAATCAGCCGGCCAAGCTCGCGGCGGTAGGCCCTGAACGCATCGAACTTGGAAGCGTTCGCCGTCATGGCGGCGTCTTGCACTTGGGAGACGACGGTGCCAGAGATCCTCCGGAGGTCGCTGCCGAGCTGCCCGAGCGCGCCGGGGTTGAAGCCGGCGATGCGGGGAATGGCGTCTCGGTAGAGCCCCAGCAGGGCCTCGACCATCTGGCTATAGGGGCTCGCGCCGGCCTGTACGTAGCGGTAGGGGTCGTTGCCCTGGAGTTTTCCGCGCGGAACCTCGATCGCCCCGCCGGGGGCCGCAAACTGGTCCATGGCCGCGCGCCGGTTGGCGAAGAGCCCGCGTTCGTAGAGAAAAAGCCCTTTCGGGTTGATCGTGAGCTGTCGCGCCAGCGAGGAGATCAGCAGGTTCACCCACCGCTGCGCGTCCTTCAGCTTGTCCACGAGCCCCTTCCAGTCCACCTTGCCGGGCTGGAGGTAGCGGTCGGCGGCGAGGAAAAGGAAGGTGAATCGACCGACAGGAATCTCCCCGGTCTCTACGATCTCGTCGCCGATGATCCAGGCGTGGCGGTAGTGCATTTTCGGGAACTTGACGATCATGTTGTCCGGGACCGGATCGCCCATCTCGGCTTGGACCGCCTTGACCTCTCGCATCTCGGCCGCGGTCATCTCGATTGTAGAGAGCAGATTCTGCTCAGGGGCCGACATCGCCTGTGCATAGGTGGCTCCTTGCGAAGGGACGGCCACGCTGTAGCGGTAGGTGACCTCGCGCCACTGCTCGTACTCCACGAAGAGCATGGCAGAGCGGCGGTCGTACCAGGCCAGCGTCCGCCCGTCGTATTGCGTTCCTGGAGTGCGGTCTATGTTGGACCACGGGGTCCGAACGCTCACCCCGGGAGTCATCTCGGACCACTGGTTCGAGCCGGCCTTGTTCTCGACCTTCTCCCACGCTTCCGGCCATCGCTCCTTCACCTCCCGCTTGGAAAGCCACTCACCGTAGCGGTGCCAGTTGCGGTCTGCAAGGTTGACCTTGCGAGCCTCTGGGTCCCACATGATTTGGTGAATGGGGATGTCCTCGCAGATCAGCAGGCCGCGCGGGTCTTCCAGCGTGTCGTAGCGCCAACGGATGCAGGAGACTCCCTGGATTCCAGGTCCGTCCTTGAAAAACTGAGACTCCACCTGCTCTGCGTCCACCGACTGCATGAAGGCTTTGTCGATCGCCGTCATGATCTCGGCTTGCGCCTGGCTGTCGGGGGAGCGCGGGATGTAGCTCCGCTCGAATCGTTGCATCATCTGGCGGCCGGAGAACGTATCGAGAATCACCCCGATCTCGTTCATGACTAGCTGGGGCACCGCGGGGTTCTCCTGGTGCGCTGCGATCTCGCCGTCCGTCCACTGCTGCTCGTGGACAAACTTCTGGTTCTCTTCGGCGCGCGTCCAGATGCTCTTGGTGTGGATCACGCCCTGCCGGCGGTGCTCCCTCAGCATCGCGTGGAGGTCGTCTTCCTCGCTCTCGGGCTCCACCGATTCACGGCCCTTGTCGTAGATGACGGTGCTCATGCCCAAAGCCCTCCGAGCCCACCATCGTAGGGCCGGCTGTACTGCTGTCGATCCATTTCCTTGCGGAGCTGGAGGGTGAGGTCGTCAGGCGGGAAGTCCAGATTCAGGATTCCCTTGGCGGGGTTGGGCGGCTCCCCGAGCTGCGCGAGCGCGGCCAGGCAGTCGTCCGTGGTGGGGCCGGGAAACTCTCCGATCTCCTTGTCCACCATGTACTTCACCAGATCGTAGGCGTCTCCGTCTTCGTCCTGCACCATGATACCCACCGAGGGCAAGAAGAGCGCTCCGGCGCGCATAAGGGGCTCGATCGCAAGCCACTCGCGCATCCTGCCCTTGTCCTCCTGGTTGTTCGCCGGGCGGCCGATCGCCTCCACTCTCACCTCTTCGTGGTCCACGTTGGCGAAGTAGGTAGAGATCAGCGTGTCCCACACCGCTTGCCCGAAGATTTCCACGCGGATTGCCAGGAAGTCCAGCGCCAGGCGCTCCCAAGCTGCCCAGAGGTTGAACACCCACGTCCCGAAATCGCCGGGCTTCACCTTGCGCCGATCTCCACCCACGAGGCTGTAGGTTTCGTCCGGGCGCAGGGCGAAGATCAGGGCCACAGAGGGATCGTTGATCCCTTTGGAGGCGTCGATCAGCATGACCAGGTTTGCGCCACGGGCGCGCTCGCGCGGAGGGCCGTCGTAGTAGCGAAGCTGGCTCTTGTCGAGACGCTTCTGCTGCAACGCCAACGGGTCCCCCATGTTCTGCATGAGGTACCAGCCGATTCCCTTCCCTCCCGGCTGCATGACCTCCAGGCGCTTGAGCGCGACCTCTAAGGGGTGCAGGTAGGTCGGGGCGCCCAAGAGCTTGATGTCGCGCACGGCGGGCGGCAGGGCCAGGGGAGGCGTCCCGTCCCGGGTGGGCATCAAGCCACCACAGGCGTCGTACAGGGCCGCGATGTCGGGGGCTGGCTTGGACACGTCCTCGCTCGTATGGCACCGCAGGCGCCACGCCTTGCCGTCCCGCAGGGATGCCAGGAGGCCCGAGGGATGGTGGAAGGTGCCATTCACCCAGAACCGCGCGTTGCGGCCCGAGAGGCTCACCATAGAGTTGAAGCGCTGGTTTAGAGAGTCTCTGCCAAGGGGCGTAGAAACGGTCTCCTCGGTCTCCACGTCGTCCACGATGAAGAGCGAGATTCGACCGCCCGTGGGAAGCTCGCGGATCGCATGCCAGGACCAGGTGGGCAGCGGGCCGATGATGCTCCGCTTCACCAGGCACCCACCGTCCACGCTCCAGGTGGGACTCTCCTGGATGGGGTTGGCCCAAAACACATCCGACCAGGCCGCCTTCAAGAGGGTGTTCTCTTCCGCCTCCTGCTTGCAGCGCCTCCCGTACTTACTCGCCGCATCCTTGTCGTGAGCGAAGATCCCGATGGTGATCTCGGGGTTTCGAACCGTCTCCACGAACACGCCAACGTAGGAGCGCCAGAACGACTTGAAGTGTTGCCGAGCGCTGTAGTCCACGACGCGCTCGCCGTCGAACTGCATCTCGCGGCAGTAGGCAAACTGGAAGTCGCAGTCGATCTCCAGGCGGCCAGTGAAGGGGTCCACGCGCGAGCTGCCCGAGAGGGCAAGAGCCATGATGAACCAGTCGGAAGCGGTGTGCATCCGAAAGGCGAATTTCCACGCCTGAGGGTCCGTCTCTGCGAGCGCGCAGATCGACTCCCAGAGCGCGAAGGCTTCGTCTCGCGTCTCCGAGATCTGCACCTGGTGCGTCTCGCCGGTCAGGCGCTCGGTGTAGGGGATCTTCACGAGACAAACCGCCAGTAGCTGTACCGCTCCGGCATCATGCGGACGATTTCGTAGGTGACTTCCGTTACGCAAACATCTCGCGGCCGGGGCGCTGCTCTGCGAGGCAACGGGCCGGCGTCTTTTGTTGGGTAGACCATGAGGTGAAGGAGCCCAAGGCCATCCGGCGTATCGACCATGTTGCCGTAAAACGGACCACCAACCAGTGGCATCCTCACCCCTCTACCTCCACATACTCCGCCTCGACCACGCACTCCTCGATCGGAGCCGGTCGGAGCTGCTTGGCTCGGCTGGCTGCGGCGATTTGGTCCTGTGGCGAGACGGTGTGCTGGATCGTACCCTTGACGGTGTGGCTCACGCGCTCCTGGAAGTGATGCGGACTCGTCGCCTTCAGGTAGGCGAGCTGCGTCTTCGGGTCCGCTCCTGGCCGCTTCAGGTTCTCGATCATGGCGCCCGCGATCGTCGCCTGTGCCGCGGTGGTGTACTCGGCCACCCGCTCGGCAAAGTCTTTGTTGTAGCGCTTCGTAAACCTCGGATCGGTCATCGTCCAGACCAGGCGCGGAGCTACTCCAGCGATCCGGCAAGACTCCCGCAGGTTGCCTTCGGTATCGTCCATGGCGCGGAAGAAGTTGTTCCACCAGGAGGTGTCGGCGGGGTCTACGGTGGTGTCGGCAGCGGTACGGAAAAGCGGTCCCCATTCCGGGCTCGCCTCCCAGGCGTAGATGTCCCGAACTAGCGCCGAGGCGTGGACGCGCTTGCCGCAGTCGATCTCTCCCTGTCGCGCGATCTCGATCCGGGTCATGCCGTCCGCGATCTTCGCCGCAACGTTCTCCGGGGACCAGTAGCCGGGACGCATGGCCTTCTTTCTCATGGCAGCGCGGTAGGCCGCCCTCGCATGTTGCCGTGTGACGTACTCCAAGGTCCGCCCGGGCCAGTTGTGACCCGGGATGACCTCCCTCTCTCCAGGCACGGCGAAGCCCTCTACTAAAAGCCCTGCAAGGCGCCGTTGTTCATCGCCCCGAGGCCGGACTGCACCTTCATCTTGGTTGCGCTGCCGCCCTTCTTGGGGAGCTTCAGGATGCCCCCACGAGGAAGCGGGGAGCCAACGCGACCACCACCCGGCTTGACCATCTGAGGCGGCCCGAGACCTCCTGGCAACGGAGACCAGGGCGGAGTGGTATTGCCGCCTCCGGGTGGGATCATCGGGCCACCCACCCCACCACCCAAGCCGAAGCCGGGGCCGATCGGGGCTCCGCCATCCGCACCAACCGACACGCCGCCGCCAGCCCCGCCACCAACGCCCGTGGTGCCACCCAGGCTCGTAGTGCCGAAGGGGTTGTTTCCCATGGTGTTACCACCCGTCGTCTGGTCCATGTTGCCGGTCAGAGGGCCGCCGTTGGGGTTGAACGGGAGCGGCATGGCTGCCGGCTTGGTCAGGTAAGCGGGAGTTGGGCCGCCAGCGTAAATCCCGCCGCTGGGCGGAGGAAGGCCGCCGGGGACGGGGCCGCCCTCGTAGTCCAGGCCGCCGCCGGCCGGCATGCCGCCGTCTCCGCTCATTGGGTTACCACCACCCACGCCGCCGCCGACGCCGGTCGTGCCGCCGCGACTGGCGCCTCCGAAGGGGTTGTCTCCCGGTGTGTTTCCGCCAGTCAAGCCGCCGACCTGTTGGCCGGGGAGACCGCCTGCCCGCCACTTAGCGAAGCGGTCCTGCGCCGCTTGCATGCCGTGCCTCGCGGCGAACGCCTGGAGGCGAGGCGGAATCGCCATCGGGTTGGAGCGCATCCCGCGAGGTCCGCCGAGCTGCTGCCGCGCCTGCAAGATCGCATCGTTGATGTCGGGCATGGCCGCTCCTTACTTCTGACCCGGGACGCTCGGGGTTGCGTGAGGCTTCGTCATCTCGGCGTCGCAGAGACCCTCCCAACCAACGCCGGAGGGAGTCGTGCTGGTGTTGTTGTTAGGGACGCTCGGGCTCGCGCTTTGTTTGGTCACGTCACCCACGCCCTTCCATCCGTTGGGCTTTGGCATTTTCAAACCTCCGTTGCTACAAACCGGACGATCGCCGGATCTTCAGAGATGTTTTTGACTCGCACTGTGACGATTGGCAGGTCGGGAAACCCGCCGAAGTTGGCGGCGCTTTCCCCGGTGATTCCCGCGGGTAAGATGAACGGCACTCCAGCCAGAGCGCGATGCCTGGAGATACCTTTCTCGTCCGCGTCCACCGTCTCTACGTCCAGATCCTCGGTCGAGATCAAGCCGAAAAAGCCAAGGACCGAAAAAGTCGAAATGAGCGTGTCCCACAGCTCAGCCGTGGCATCGGCCGCCAGCTCCACAGCTCCTACATCGCACCCAGGGCCGCCGGGGGTGATCGTCGCGCCGCCCACAGCAGTCTCCAGGACGAAGTGGACTCCGCCCTGGCTGACTTCCGTGCGCGAGGTGTGAATGACGCTCATGCGCCGTCCGAGAGGTTCTTCAGCAGGTACAGGGTGGTGACGGTGGTGCTCCCCGTCTTGTCGAACTGGATCACATCGAACGGATAGATGAGCCCCTTCAGGACTGGCAACGCGACCAGTGCCGCGTCGCTGCTGAGGCGAATCGATGCAATGCCATCGGCATCCACCATAAAGCCGCGGTTGTGATTGATGTTGTTCGTATCAGCCGCAACTACGGTTATGGAGTTGGCCCCAAGCTTCTCTAGCGCGCGATAGGCCATCTTACGCCTCTGCGTCGCTCATCTGGGCTTTGATCTGACCCGGCCGGACAGTGCCGATGGAGAAGTCGTAGGCGATCTTGTAGGTGCCGGCGGCGGCGGTGCGCGCCGCGGTGGTGATCTTCAGTGCCAGATACCCCTCACCGCAGTACTTACCTACAGCGGCGTTCCGGATGCGGTCCACGGAAATCGTACCGCTCGCGGCGGTCGAACCCGAAACGAGCGTCACGACTACCACATCCGCCTCGGTCACAAAAACCACGTCGTAGACCAGGAAGGGGGTGCCGTGCGAGTCGAGCAACGAGGGAGTACCGCGGAAGTCCCAGATGTGGGTGCCGGGAGGGAGCTTCGGACTGATCCGGAGGATGTCCCCCACGTCATCGATATTCGTGGTCGCCACGGTGGCGGTGCCGTCCGTGACCGGGATGCGACAACCTACAGGGACCTGATCGTAGAACATCCGCTGGAGTGCCGAGAGGGTCATCTGCCAGCCATTCTTGATCTTGGAGCTGACGGTATCTACGGTCGCTGCGGCCATGGTCTACCCTCCGTTGTGTTACCGAGGGTAACGCATGTCCTCTCCAGGGGTCAAGTTGTGCGCGGAACGTAGGTCGTCGGAACGGTCCCGGTTTCGAGCTGGGCACCCCACGCGACGATTTCGAAGGGACCAAGGCCGCCGAAGTCTGTCAGGGTAAATCGTACCGCCTCACCGTCTATGCCAAGAGCCAGCGTGACCGTTGCTGTTCCTGCTAGCGTCTTTAGATATACGGAGCCCACGTAAGGATTGCCATCTATGGACGCTGTGGATGAAAAGCGCGTCCACGCGGTGGTAACCGCCGCATCATCTCGGCTATCACCGGATACCCCTCCTGCCGACGACAACTGAGAGACCGCCCCGGAGAGCAGAAAGGAAAGACTGTCCGCCGTTAAGCCGCCGAGTGGATCAGTCGCAGCGTTGGCCACGACTATTACTGAATCCTTCTCCCATATAGCGTTGTCGAACTGCTCGGTGAACGTGAGCAGGTTGGACGTTGCAGCGACATGAGCGCCTGTGCCGCACTGGAACCCTACCCCTATACCGACTCCTATCATGCGCAAGAGGGTAGCAGAAAAACGCCCGGGTGGTGAGCCCGGGCGGGGGTGCTGCTACTCGCCAGCAGGCGAGGGCGGCGGATCTGGCGTGGGGTTGCGCCATTCTTCCATGAGCCAGCGGGCGGCGCGGACGATGTTCTGTACGTCCTCCTTGCGGGGCTCGAATCCTCCCTGCGCGTAGACGATCAGGAGGTCTCGGGCGAGCTTGCGAGTTTCGTCGTCGTAGACGGCGCCATAGCCTCTCTGGAATCCCTCACCCTCGGCCTTCTCGTACGCCTGCTCCACGATTGGCTCGATTCGGCCACGCATCTCCTCGCGCAGCTCGTCCTCTTTCGCTCCCCACCAGGCCATGTCTACGACGCCGCCTCTTCGACGTTACGCTCCATGGGCGGGCTCGGGGACGTTCCGGGCGGCGCCGCGGGAATCCACTTCTGGAGCTTCTGAAGCGCCTGAGCCGCGATTCCCTCCAGGAGCGAGTCCGCCGCCTTCTCGATCAGTGGGCTCTCCGCCAACCGGCGCAGGAGGTCCGTCATCTTCACGCTCAGCTCGACAGAGCCCTGCTTCAGGATCGACACCACCGCGGGGCTCAGCTCGATCGTGACCTTGTTCGCGGAGCGCGTCTTCGGCTGCGGGACGGGATCGTTCTCGCCAGTCAGGACGCCTTCTACGTTCGCTCTCTTCTTGCTCGCCATAACTTTCTCTCTCCTCGGTAGGCGCTGCGTTACTGGTTGTCCAAGACCAGGCCCCAAAGAGCCCAGACACTGTTTTTGCCAACACGACGACGGGACACGCGGCCGAGCTTCTCGAAGTACCGCAGGGTGTTGTAGCACCCCGCGATCGAGATCTCCTGTCCGGTGTTGTCGGCAATCTTCTGCGCAACTTCCAGGGTGGTGCGGCCCTTCTTCACGTTCAGGATTCTCCGAACGCGGTCCCAGGTGATGACCCTCTCTCCTCGGGGCATGGGTTAGCCCTCCATGATCTTGCGATGCGCGGCGATCAGGGCGACGACGAAGGGCTTCACGAGGGGCCAGCCCGCATTCCCAACGAGGTACACCAGGGTATTCCACTCGCTGCGAGACACCAGGCCGCTGGCGATTTTTCGCAGCATCTCCCGCACTTCCTCCGCCCGCTGATCCAGCGGAGTCTTGGCGCTCGACGCACCGCCGCCAGCCTTCGGTTTCACCTCGGACGCCACCAGGCCGTCGTAGGTGCGGATCAGCCACTCGTAGGCGAAGAGGCCCTGAGCGTTACAGACGTACTTCAGGTCCTCTTTGTTCCAGGCATGGTCGAGGTCGAAGGAGGTGACCAGGCCGAGGTACTTCGCGAGCAGGCCACCGTCCTCGATCTGCCACGTGGTTTCCCGGCCGTGCCAGGCGCCAGGGGGGCTACCTTTGGCCTTAGAAACTCCCGGGCCGTAGCGCGCCTCCATGACCTGTAAGCCCACGGCGTCGTGGGGGTCCACGTAGGCGATTGCCGGGTTGAATGCGCTGAAGGTGATCTTCGGATGCGCCGGGTCCTTCTCGAAGGCGTCCTCGGGGAAGAATCCGGTGCGGGTGAAGCCTTTCTCAAACAGGGCCTCGCCAAGGGTCATGTAGGGTGCTTGCATGCTCGCTCCTTTCTCGCGATTAGGTGCTGCCTACGGAGAGGAGCATAGTGTCTAGCTTGTGGTCTGTCAAGGCTTTGGTGGGTCCCAATCTCCACCGAATCCAAGGTAGATGTTGCAGATGAGCATCTTGGTGTGCTCGATCCCGCGCTCTACGACGTTGCCGCAACGAACGTGATTTGACTCGACCATGTTTTTCTGTAGCTGCCTGACCCTATCTCTGACCCCAACCTCTTCGTCCCATGGTGGGCCAACCATCTCGTCGGGGTTTGGAAACTGGAGATTGCGGATGGTCTCCCGCTGTACCGCCAGCTTCTTTTCATCCAAGGCCGCGGGCTCACCTTTAGCATTGAGCATTGGGCCTGTCGTGACGCGCGGTGTGTGAATGAGATCTTCCTCGCCATACTCGTAGCTCGTCCCCTCTGGCGGCGGGAGGCCGCGCTGTTTCGCCTCCTGCGGGCTCATTGGTGGATCAAGCGTCGCCGCGAGGTGAAGGCGCAGGCGCTCTTGGGCTGAGAGCTTGGGGTAGCGGAACATGGCTACAAAGCTTAAACGCTGCGTGGGGAATTTGGAAGAGGGAGAGCCCAAATCTCGCCAGGTCTCAACCACGGCTTATCGGGCATCGCCAGGACATCCCGCAAATCGGGGCTGCTGGCGGTCCTGTTTGAACGATCTCCCGGGACGATCCTATTCCTGACCCATGGCTTGCTGCAAGCGCGAGAAGAGCTTTGCTTTGCTCTCGTCCGGGGCGCATTTAGCGGCCAACAGGCGGGCGATGTTGCACACGTCCACCGACTTCTCCTCGCCCTTGTTGCAGCGGTCCACGACGATGCTGTTGACCGCGCAGGCGAGGTCGCGATCCCGGACGTTCATGGAGGCGCAGCCGGTGAGGACGAAGGCGACGGCGAGCGCGGCGATGGTGGCGAGCTTCTTCATAGTGTCTCCCTTACTGGTTGCCGAGCCCGCGAAAGTCGATGATCGGGACTCGAAGTTTTACGGCTTGCGCGAAGCAGTTCATTGTACCGCGACCGCCAGCACAAACGATCACGGCCTGCGAGCAGTCGAGCATGAGGCGGTTTCGGATGTGGCCGGCGGCCTTGCCGTGCGTCTTCCAGTCGGCGTCGAATACGGCCGGCCTTGGGGTCACCTCACGGCCACGCCTGGTTTCTGCGAGGTACATCCGGAAGATCAGCGTCCTGGCATCCCGATCCACTCCGCGAGCCCCGCCGTTTATGTGCTTGTTGCCGCGCAGTAGGCGGACAAACTCGCGAGCCTGCGGTAAGGAGAGGTGTTGGTCTCGACCTCCGGTGATAGCGATCTGCATGGCTACTCCGGAACCGGATCGCCGGTGCCAGGCATTATCAGCCGCTCCGGAACATCGTCCTTCTTCCACATTCCCATCGCCCGCAACAGCCACCACCAGCGCAGAGAGTCTCGCATGGCGTTGGCTATCTTCCACGCTTCTCCTTCGTCGGCGTCGCTCGGAATCGCCAAACCGAAGCTCAGCCTTTCCGCGCTACCCGGCTCACCAAGGGTGGTCTGTAGGATCTTGCGGTTGCCGTAGTCGAACGTCTCGACTTTGTGGTGGACCGGAAGGGCGGCGATCTCTTCCAGGATGGTTTGGTCGAAGTAGGTAGGCATGGCGATACTCAGTTCGGCAGAACGATAAGCGGACCAGTGGTGATTTGCGCGACAGGTAGCGCCAGCTCGGACGGTGCCTGCGCTCGCCACTCTTCGGCCGGCAGGAAGTCCACGTTCAGCGCTTTTGCGCACTGCTCGTCCTCCGGCCGATCACCCACAAACAGCGCCAGGTGGGGAGGGTAGATCTCCGAGAAGCCCACGGCCCGAGCCAAACTCAGCGCGCACTCGATCGCGATCCCAGGGGCCGGCTTCCGGCACCAGCACCGTGCCATCTCTGGATCTTCCGCATCCGGATGATGCATGCACCAGCCCATCTTGTCGAACATGTGGTCGCACAGGATGTGGGTGCGCTGCATCGCCTTCTCGACCTCCACCGGGTCCACGAGACCGAGGGCAATTCCTCCCTGGTTGGACACCCCGATGATCCTGCCTCCTGCCTCTCTCCAGCGCTTCATCTGCCGCACCGCCTCCGGGAACACCACTACGTCCTCGGGGCCGTTTACGAAGCGTCCCAGCTGGTCCTTGCCGTGCCGTACGGTTCCGTCGATGTCCAGGTACAGGACGGGGACTCTACGCTCTTGCTTGTTGTACATAACTCTCTCCTCTTTAAGACCGGAAGCCCCGGAAGTCCATGCTCTCGTGTCGAAGCAGTCCGCAGTCCTGGCAGAGCACCGTTACCACCAAGGGGATGATCCCGTCGAATTCAGTCCCGGAGCCCTCAGGCACATCGGCGGTGGTTGTCAGGCGGAGGTGACGGCAGGTTCTGGAGTCCTGTGCGATCTCGTAGTAGATTCGAAGTCTTCCGCGTCCACCGCCGGCTGCCACTCGATTTCCCGTTCGGTACTCCTTCACCACCAGCGTCCCGCGGTCCTTCATGAGCCGCAGGGTGGGGTAGATCGTGCTCGCGCCGAACAGGGTTCTCGCCATGAGATCCGTGCCGCTGGCGGGGCCTTTCTGTAGCTCCTGGAGGATGGTTTCTTGGGCCTTCTCGCTGGCGGTCACTTCCGGAGATCCTCTTCAAGAAGGCCGTCCACCAAGGCTATTAATTCTTGCGCGAGGAGGTGGTAACCATCGCCTTCGCAGGAGACCGCGTAAGCCCTGGCGGCGACCCTTGCGTGAACGTCGTGCGTGAGATCGAGAACGAAGTACTGACACCCATCGTGCTTCTCTCCAGGACCATCCCGGCCGTCGTAGCGCCTCACGACAAACTTCCCTGGGTTTCCCTTCTCGTTCCTCAGGAGCCCTCTGCTTTTGTCGCCCATGGTCTCTCTCCTTGGTTGGTGGAGAAAGGAGCTTACGGCTTAGCTTGTTGTTTGGCAAGGGCCTCTTGACCCAGCCACTCCGCGTATGCCGGCGGGATCGCTTGCGCGAGTTCGGTCCTGTTCATCCAGTCGATGCCGAGAGCCTCTCTGGCCTGCGGTGCCGTGGCCGACCAGCCAGACTTCGAGTTGACGCCTGGTCGCGTAGCTCCGCCTCCGTAGACGCCGACGCACTGGCGCCCGTCACAGCGGCAGAGACTCTCGCCCTCGCCCCATGAGACCTCGAACAACCGATGGCGCCGCAGCGGCCTGTACACGCCGTCCTCGCCCACGCAGCCGAGCCCGAAGAAGCTCCCGCACAGGAGCCACGGATCGCGCAGCGGAGCCCCCACCACGTGGTCGCTCTTTGGGTGCAAGTGACGGAGAGGACTGTACCCCTGACAGGGCGGTGAGGCGTGGATGAAGTCGAACGATCGAAGGAAGGATCGGTCCTGCAAAACCTCCATCGCATCGCCTTGCTTGAACGTCCCGCCGCGGTAGTGGGGTTGAGGGAGGATGTCGATCCCGGTCACGTCGAAGCCTGCTCGCTGAAGGCCAACAGAGACGCCGCCTGCTGAGCAGAAGAGGTCAAGGGCTTTGGGCATGAGAGAGATCCTATAGAAAATTTGGAAGGAAGTTCTGAAAGACTAAATGGGACACGGGCGTCGGCGCGATGGGCCACGCCCCCCCCTCGATCGCCGGCCGAACCACCTCGCATCCTCTCTTTATTCGCGTGTCTGCGCAAGCTCGACGCATTATCCCACCTCTCCGTGTAGGTGCGTGAGTCGGCGTAAGTGTATGAGTCTGCATGTACTTAGCGCTGCCTGACTTGGTTTACATAAAGGCTGTTATCAGACGTGAGCAGGTGTACCCTGTACAGGACGCTTGGGGGATCTTGTTGATTCCATGGGGGATACAACCAAGATGAGAGTCCATTCTCTGTTGATACTCGATTCTCATCTCGTGCTACCTTCAGGGGCGGGGAGCTTCTCGCACTGGCGGCCGCAAGCTCGGCGGGAGGCTCGATCGCAGATCCGGCCGGGGAATCAGAACCAAGCGTCTTGCCTGTCCCATACCTCGGATCATCCCATTGAGGGAACTCAACGGCCGGATGATAGAACTCGATCTCTATCGCCCCCTTGTACAGCGTCCCCGAGTCACACCGAAGAACGGCAAGTCTCGCCTGTTCGATCAGCTCCAGCGTTTCGGCTCTGCCTCTGTAGCACTTAGCGCCCGGGTGTTCCTGATGTTCCGCCGTCTCGATCTTCACTCTTCACCTCCTTTTCCGCCCAGAGCTTCGAGCGCATTCTGTACCTCCTCTGAGCTTCTACTGAACAGCTCCCCGAGAGAACGGACCAGCCTTTCGAGAGTCTCCCCATTCAATCGTGGTGCAGCTTCCTTCCTGGGGTTCACTTCCTCGTCTTTGTTGTAGATCCGTGCCACATCTCGAAGCTCGTCGTAGGTGAGCTTACGACCTCCACGGATTGCCAGGTAGGGGACTCCGCCAGCGCCGCAGATAGGCTCGATCTTCACTCCCCCACCTCGCTTTCGATAGACCTAATCGCCGGCAGGATGATCCTAAGTTCGCCGGGAGTCCACACATCGTCTAACCGTAAGCTTCCCCTGCATCCCACTACCAGGCACCGACTCTCTGTCGCGTTTCTCCAAGCCCCACAGTGCCGACACTGAACTTGACGTTCGGGGACTGCTACTCCGTCAGGGTTGCGCTCTTTCATCGCTCTTTCCTCTCCCGCGCCTGTCTCTTGAGTAGCTGCGCGAGCGTTTCCGGTTTGGGTAGCCTGGGCGCCCTGGGTTTCCGTCTCTGCGCCATGGGCTCGGTCGCGTTCGCGTGTCGCCTGGAGCGTTTCGCCGTGGTGACGCTTACTCGGTTAGGTGGCCCGTCCGGCCGTCCTATCGCGCGGGATGCTTGGCGGAGATTCTCCCAGGTGAGATTCTGTAGCAGCTTGCCGCGCTTCGCTTTAGGCATTTCCTTCCCCTTTGGGCGCCGGTGTCTTCTTCTTGAGAAGCACGGATACCGCCTTCGTGCGCTTCCTGGGTGACCAGCTCTCTACCAAGAAGATCCGTCCGTCGTCGGGTGACGGTAGGCTCTGCGGGAACATGGGCAGGTGTCCTCTCTTTGTGGCCTTCACTTCCGGCCATCCGGGTCTATGCTTGTCGGTGCGTCCATTCCCTCCACCCTTTCCGCGCTCGATCCAAGCGCAAAGCGTTACGTTTAAGCAGCTTTTTGCGACCTCAATCCTAACCCCCTACTATCCCCCTTCCCTTACGGGCTTGGGGGACGCACCGAGATTAAGCAAGGCGTTTAGGATCTCACAGAGGACCAGTGCGGGGTCTCCTCTGGCGCCTTGTCTCGCAGGGGTGGGGCGACTCCCGACAGCTAAGCGGGCTCGCGAGACTGCCGAAGGGGGGATCCGCTTTGCCTTGTCGCTGGGAGGGTAGGCCATGCTTCGGCTCGCTTCCTGCCAGAACCGGCCCCCGCACGGGCCGGGAGGGTCGGCCCTAAGGGTGAGGCTGCACTGCGACGCATCCGGCCTGTAAGGCGGCGTGGGCGGCCTGTAGGGGGTTTCCCGTGGTGGCCCTTGCGGCTCTGTAGGTGGGAGGCGTCGATGTACGGCCGGAGTAGTGACGGAGAGGTTTGCTACGCGGCTCTGCTCTCCGTGCCCAAAGGGGCTTACACGCTCCGACCATGCCGGAGATTCTGCTCTTCGGGGAGCCTTCGAGTCAATGCGACGAAATGTCGCACCTGGACTGCGACAAAATGTCCCACTTAAGCCGTAGGTTGAATAGGGCTTCTCCGTTACGATCGGTAACACCGCAAGCTTCCGAACCGCCATGGCCAAGAAAAACAGCACGAGATTTCCCCTACTCCCGCTTGACTTCCCGACAAAACTGCTCATTTTGTGCGCACCCCGTAGCTTGTGGTCTGAAAGCGGGCGGGGGAGAGTGCGTTCAACGAAAGGGGGCAGCGATGACCTACCAGAAACTACCGCACTCCGGAGCACACCAGTTCTCGACGATCGTTAATGGAATCCTCATTACCCGCACTTACTACTTCACCTCTAAGGCGGAATCAAAGAAGCTGTTCGTTGGCGAGGTTTGGGGTTACGAAAGCTAAGAGCCGCTTCGGTTCGGGATTCCCCGAGTCCCGTTCCGCAACGCCTCACAAAGGAGGGTGCCATGGTAGCGATAGGGAGAACAGCGGAAGGGGCGGCGGTGTCATTCACCGGCAATTCATCCTTAGAGTTGGAGCGCGGAGCAGAAGCGCGGCTCTGTGTGTTCTACAAATTCCACATCGACGGCGGGATTGAAAAGGTCGCAAAGATCGCCGGCCAATGGGTAAGGATCTAGCGCCATGGCCCCACCAAAGAGAACGAAAGCGCAAATCGCCAAGGATGAAGCCGAAGACAAGGGCTATCACGATGGACGCTTCGGAGGGTATCTGCCGCTCGAAACCTACACCCATGAAGAGTTTAAAGCCTACAACCGAGGACACGCAAGCGGCTCCAAAATCCCCTGCCGCTTCTAAGGAGAGCTCCGATGCCGATCAAGTACGTCGAGAACGAGTACGAGTCCAAGGATGCGCCGCTTTGGTGGCACCTTCAAGGTCTAAGCCAAACCTCAAGCGGGTATGGTTCCAAGCTCACAAGCTCTCACATGATTCGCTTTCACGGTGAAAAAATCTGGCGCAGAGTCTACGTCGTTCAGTGGTCTAACGCCGGATCGCCGTACGTGATTGTCAAGGGCGAAACTCAATTCCTTTCGTCGCCAACCTTGCCGAAGGCGCCCGTCAACGTGAACACCGCCAGCGCCGTGACCTTGCAGACCTTGCCCCACGTCGGTCCCAAGCTGGCACAGAAGATCATCGCAGGACGGCCCTACAAGAGCCTTGCGGACCTGGACAAGGTTCCTGGCATCGGACCAAAGCTCTTGCAGTCCCTCAAACCGCTTGTCACTTTCTAAGGAGAACGCCATGCCGCAACGAAACGATAACGCCACGTGGACACCGAAGTCACCCGGAAGCTTTCGCCGTTGGCAGGCGTACGGACTCCTCGGAAGGGTTCAGATTCTCCCCGAACGTCCGCACAAACGGCGACCCATGAAGCCGCGTTCAGGCAAGTAGACGCTTGCACCTAGCGCCGAATAGCGCACCGTTCGGCGCCTGGTAGAAGTGCCTAACCGCAAAGGAGAATGCTATGCAAACAACGATCACCGTGCTCGGAACGCTTCGCGGGGCTTTTTGGTGGCCCATTGGCGAGCAGTGGGAGAAGCCTGTCAGTCAGAAGTTTGTGCGACACCGTGCGGCCGGGGCATTCGAGCGAGAAGCGGACACCCTTCGAGACGCGCTCCTCGAAATCACAAACGACGGCGACAGCTCGGAAGGATGCCGGATGATGGCGGACAGCTATGTCGAGATCGTAAAGAGTTCCGACGACGGACGGCGGAGCCGCTCAAGGGTATTTGAGTTGTCCATGTTCCCAAGCGTGGCCGATCTCATGACAGATGAATGGCCGCAAGGGGAAGAGTACTAGGCGTTTCACGGTTCGTTCTGGGAACGCCTTACCCAGAACGCCCGCGAGCCGCTTACAGGCTCACGACTAACTCGCAAGGCAAGGAGACGTTATGCGAAAAAAGCCCAACATCGGAGATGTTCTAATCTGTCGCGGGATGCCGGAGGATGGTAATCCATATGGTAAATCGATCGTAGGTCAAGAGCGAAAGGACAACCTGGTCGCCTTCAAGAATGGCTATTCCACGGAGGGCTATACCTTCTGGTACGGCCCGGCTAGCGGTGGCTGTCACCAGATCTTCTCTCCAAGCGAGGTTGACTGGTACGGTTCGGGACTATAGGTCGGTGCCATGAGAAAGGGCGATATTAGGGAAATCACGGTGGACGGGACGACGGCGCCCATGGCGTTCCTTGGCAGAGGGTTCTTCACTACAGCATGGAAGGATTTGGAGGGTTCCGTTACGCTGATTTCCTCCGACCCTCTCAAGGAAGCTTTGGCCCTGTTCGCGGATCAATCCCTACCCCACGTTCCCAAGATCGAGCGGCTCGAATGCGACCGTCCGGACGGTTCGCAAGCCTACCGCATGCCGTACTACGAACGCCTGACGGCAAAGCACAAGGAAGCGTGGCGGATCTACAGGGGCCTAGAAAAGGCGTGGACGTCTATGGCCTGCAAGCCACCCCATGAACCGCGCCTGGCCATCGACAAGTCAGAGAAGATCCTAGACGACTTGATAGTCGCGGCAGAGGTCCCCGCTTCCGTGACCGGTGCCTTACGATCGATGCTTGACGCTGCTAGTAACTACGGCTCTGGTATCGCCCTGGAATTCGCGCCACGTAACCTTGCCGTAGATTCTGAGGGAAATTTGATTCTCCTGGACGTGATGTTCGACGCGGAACGAATTGCGGAATACCAACGAAAGAAAGCCAACCGGAGAAACCCACAATGAGCTACGCACCAGAGCTTGTCCGCACTCTTCACCTACGACCCTACCGCAAAGGCATTGGGATGCCGTGGTTTCGCGTTCAGATCTGGGACGCCAACGAGGCCGACCGCAGGGGAGCCCCTATCGTCCTGTGGCGCCTGTTCGAGCAAAAGGAGGGGGGCGGTAGCACCCTGGTATTCGATGGCCTTGCAGAGCCTCACAAGTGGCAGTGTAGCGGCTGGTTTAGCGTGGACGGCGATGAAGCGGCGGAATGCGTCCTCGCGTTCGCCAGTTTGCGCCCGGGCGACACCGACAAAGAGTTTTTCGAGGACTACTCACCCGCGCAGCTCGCCTTTGCGGAAGCATACGGCGAAGTTCTCGGCGGCGAAAAGGAATGCAGGTTTCCGGAGGTGGGGCGATGAAGACTTACCCGATTCAACCAGGCGAAGCGTGTTACGTCTACCAGGCGGCGTTCCTGTGTGCTGCTTGCGGCGAGACGCTAAAGCATCGCCTGGACGCGGACGGTAAGCAGCCGGAGGACCCCGACGATGAAACGACGTTCGACAGCGACGATTATCCAAAGGGACCCTACAGAGCCGAGTACAAAGAGACGTGTGATTCCATGGACCGGTGTCTGTCGCTTGTCGGACTGCGCGAGCCATCCGACCTAGAAGAGGCGTTCATCTCTCACGGCCAGAAAATCCGCTACCTGGACGCCGACGGAAACCCAGCCACGGCGGAGTACAAGCAAGATCGAGCCGGATTCCACTATCTCGATTTGCGCCGCACAGTGGGTAAGCCCAAGCGACAGCAGCCGATCGTGAGTGAATCCACCGCGCGAACGTTCTTTATTAACCTACCGGGCGTAGAGCCTGCTTGACCTGGGAGAAAGACAATGGCGAGCCCGCAGGGACGACGAATAAAGGGCGCGGAACGGTTACTCAACGAAGTTGCTATCTAGGGAACAAGGCGGGGGAGCCTTACGGCGCCTGGTACTTCGCTCTGAACGGGCCGACTGTGGAGCTTGAACCGTGGCCTTTGGAGAGGGCGCGGGAGGTCATGCAGGGGTGACACTGCTTGACCTGGGAGTTTCACGATTGCTCGGCTTGCCGGGCTTTCGCGAGACGCTCCGAATGGACGGGGCCGAAGGGAGGGACATGGCTGTCGAAAACCTGACCGATGGAGAGCTGCAATCCCTGACGACTGCGACCACGAAAGAGCAGTGGGAAAGGTTGTGCAACGAAATCAAGGGGCGGCGTGGAGAGCAATACCCCGGCGACTGGTACGAGAAGGTTTTGGCGAAAGGGCTTCACTACCGATTCATGATGTAACCGGGCGCTTGCGCCTAGGAGAACACATGCAAGAACAAGAAATCGAAGACGGCGAAGTCATACCCATGGACGAAATCGAGAGCGCGGGGAATGCCCTCGTACGCGCCCAGAAAGGGGGCTCCACGGCCCTCGTGAGCCGGGAGGCTCCTTCCCTGCTTGACCTGGCGATGCGCGATCAGATGGCGGCAGTGGTGCGGTTTTCCGAGGGAGTGGAATCCGTGAGGGCTGCCGCGGTTCGGAGCACGGAACCGGCAGATTGGGTTCTTATGAAGCCACCGGGCGGGGAAGCCCTGGGGCTCCTGAAGAGCGCGGGGTGCCTGAAGGTGCGGCCCCTGCTGGGAATCGTCATCGAGAAGGCCGAGGGTTGGAAGAGCCTGGAGCCGGTGCGGGAGGAAGACGACAAAGGCGTGGTGTCCTATCGCCTGCGAGCGCGGGTCAGCTCGCGCCTCATGGGCGGGGACCCTATCGAGGTCGAGAGCATCCGCAATGGCCTGGAGGGCTTCACCGGCCGGCGAGTGAATGAGCAGGGTGAGTTTGTGAAGAAAGACGGCCTGGCCTACGAACCTGACCTGAAAAACTCTTGCTCGACGGGGCTTCAGGCGAAGGCTATCCGCTCCCTGTTCGGGCTCCAGAGCGTTCCCGTTTCCTACCTCGATGCCTGTTGGAAGGGGACCGCAAAGAAAGGGGAGAACTGCACGAAGGGCTCCGGCTTTGGCTCCTCCAAGGAGCGAAGCGAGGATGTCTCGCCCGACGACCTGGAGGCGCTACGCAAGAAGCTCCGGGACGCCGTGCTCGAACGCTGTAAAGGGGACACGACTGCGGCGCAGGGGCTGCTCTACAAAATCACGAAGTACAAGGGCTCCGATGACAAGGAGTACGGCTACCGCACCGTGGACAAGATGAACAAGGCTTTCCAATTCGAGAAGGCACTCAAGGAGCTGGCGAACCTCAAGGAGGATTCCGAGTGAACCTGCTGCTTGACCTGGAAACCGCACTCACCACAGCCTGGAGCCAACAGACGCGGCAGCTCAAGCCGTCCTACTCCGGGCTTCCCCGCAACTACGTTTACGCCTCTGGAATCCACGGCTGCGCGCGTAGCATGTTCTACGACATGGCTGGCGGTGGACCGCCGGAGGATCTTCCGGACGACGCGCGAGAGCGCATGCTCATGGGGGACGAGATCGAGCGGGTGATCTCGAATCGGCTGGGGGTTCTTCCGAACATCTTCGACGGGGTTCTGCAAGCGCAATTCCGGCGGAGCGAGGAGCAGCAGGTTGTCGAAGTGCGAGATCGCGATGGGGTTCTTCTGTTGCGCGGCAGGATCGATGGAAAGCTGGAGGCCACAATCACCCCGACATATCCAGTCAACCTCGAAGTAGATTTCAACGCCTGGCTGCGCGAGAATCAGAAGCACTACCGAATCCCCTACGAAATCAAGTCCGGCCAAGTCGTCGCCAGAGCCGAGTCCCTGGAAGATCTACAGCGCAGCTCGTACGGCAAGAAGTACGTCCTGCAATTCCTTTCCTACCTGCTGGCCCTGGGGACCCCCGTGGGCCTGCTTATCCTGGTGCAGCCAGGAGGTCCCCGGTTCCTCTGGGTGAAACTGGAAGATCACCTGAAGGAGACCGAGGAAGCCTTGCAGCGAGTGCGTGTGGCGATCGACGGAATCGAGAGCAAGGAGCCTCCCGACTTCACTAAGGACCAAACGCTCTGCGCTCGTTGCAGGCACTTCGGCCGCCAGTGCTTCCCTTCCGTGGACTACGGCGCTGGTGCCGTGATCCTGAGTGAAGAGGTGGACGCCGAAGTCTCTGAGCTGGCGCGGATTCTGGAGCGCACGGACGAGGCGGCAACCGAGTACGCGCATGCAGACAAGAGGATCAAGGCGTTATTGCGCGGCGTCGAGCTTGCCGTCTTCGCTGGCGGCCGATTCCAGGCCAAGGGAAAGTGGCAACGCGATACGAAGTACGACATCCCAGCCGAAGTGAAGGAACCGTTCAAGCGAGTAGAAGAGAAGGGGAAATTCATCCTCAAGGTGACCCGGCTTGCTCCGGATACAGAAGGGGTGGACTGATGGCCGTCAAGGAGATCTGTCAGGCGTATGCGCTCGGCCGGACGCACGGGAAACGCGAGGTCCTGAAGGAGCTTGACCTGGCTCTCGTCGACGCGCAGAGAGGGTGTGCGAAGGAGGTTGAACACATCTGGGCAAAGGCTCGACTTGAGGCGAAGAAGATTCTCGAAACCCTACCCCTCCCAGGTTGCGAGGATCTGTCATGACCTCCCCCACCTCCCGCACAACCGAGCTGGCCCGCAAGCTGGGGCTCCTCTACCAGATCGTGGAGACGAACGTGACGTTCGAGAAGAAGGAGGCGAGGCAGGAGGAGATGGACCGCATAAAGGGAGAGTTCCAACGCTACTGCAATGACATGGCGAACATGAGGCAGACGGCGGCATTGCAGGGAAAGGAACCCCCGCCGGTCGTCACCTTGGGTATGGCCTGGAACAACGGGTGGCTCGCCCGCGAAGAAGCCAAGACAACCGCCATGGTTCGCCGCGACCTGTTCAACCTAGCCGATATCCTCGTGCTCACCGACCGTATGACGGTGGCGATTCAGGCCACGACCGGAGGGAACCTCCCGGCTCGAAAGAAGAAGATCAACACCGAGGCGAGAGCGAACGCGATCACCTGGCTTTCACAGCCCTCCCGGAAGCTCCAGATCTGGGGGTGGAGGGAGTTGGAAGGCGGCAAGCTGAAGTGGCAACCGCGGGTCATGGAGGTCATGCTCGTGGCTGGCAAGCTGGAGTTCGAAGAGTACCCGGGGTCCAACGAAAACCTGCAACTAGCCAGGCTGGCTTGGGGGTTGTTGATATGAGAGAGGTCGAGGTAGTGGTCACGCAACACGACATATTGTACGGCGGCGGACACATCTACAACTGCCCTCTCGCGCTTGCAATCAGCAGGGCCGAGGGTAGAGAGTTCTGTGTCGGGACGGAATCCTTCTGGCTAAGAAACAGGCCGCGATTGTACGCTTCGCTTCCGGAGCCTATGAGATCCTTCAGGCGAGCTTACGACACAGAAGGCAGGAGTGCGGTGAAACCGCTTGCGGTCACCCTCCAGATCCCGGAGGCCCTATGAGCAAGCGCCAAACCACCTTTATCCCCGGCAAGCCCTTCTGGGTGAACGTGAGGCAGGAGCACATAGATGCGGGTGTGCAAACAGACTGCAAGAGGTGTCCTGTTCACCTGGCAATCGCCGATCGGCTGCCCCTCTTCCAAAACGAGACGCACAAGGTTGAGGTGCAGTTGTGGTCGATACCAGATAAGCGGGACTACTACGACCTTCCGCTTCCTGAGGTAGCCGTCGAGGCGATCGACATATACCCATGTATCCCTTCAAGTTCCAACTGACCATCCCGGCGAAGCCGGAGAGGAGGGAGGCGTGAAGATCGAGCTGCGTTTCTGCTGGTGGGATTTCTGGGTTGGCGGTTATTGGGCGCGAAACAAGAAGGTGCTCTATCTCGCCCCGTTGCCGATGTTCATCATTCGGATCAGCCGATGAAGCGCCCAGCCCCCAACAAAGACCGCGCCATGATCGAGAGCATGGCCCTGCAAGCCATCTCCCGCTGGCCCCTTCTCGCGGCCGAGGCGGAGGTAGAGCTCGACTGGTTCCAGGCCACGCCAGAGATCGAGCGCATGGGCGCCGCGGTGCTCTCGTGCGAGCACAGGATGGAAGGGGGCGAGGTGCCCTTGCTCGACTGCGCCGTCCGAGCTGCCATCCCAAGACCCGAGGAGTGGTTGACCACCGTCTACACCGCCAGTTTCGCCACACAGGAGCACGGGAGGGAGTGGGTGCGGCGCCTGGCGGATACGGTGGCCCTGGAAGCCCTCAGAACGGCCGTCCTGGCCGCCGTGGAGCTACCAGGGGTAGGAGAGGCCAAGGAAGCCCTGTCTGCGGCCCTACGGGCCTCTGGCGCGGTCCAGGCGGGTATCCAGGACATGGCGACGGCCAGCCGTGGCCTGGCAGACCGCAGGGCGGAGGCTCTGGGGCGAGGAGAGACGATCGGGGTACCCACGGGCCTGCCGGGCCTCGATCGCGTCCTGAAGGGCGGCTGGAGGCCGTCGTCGTGGGTGCTGCTGGTGGGCGGGTCGGGGGTGGGAAAGAGCACCCTGGAGACCTGGTTCCGGAGGTCGCTGGCGGTGCGAGGGATCTACTCCCTGCTGTTCTCGGGAGAGATGCCGATCGACGACCTTGCCGAGCGGGAGATCCACGTCGCCCTGGGCTTAAGCCTCGGGCGGGATCTGGGGTTCGAGCAGTACTCCCAGGTGCGGATACCCGATGCGGCGAGCTGCATGCTGGTGGACCCGAGACAGCCAATTGTCATAGACCGTTCGTCCAACGCGATCCGGTCAGAGCAGGAGAAGAAGGGATCTCTTGGGCTGGTGAGCCTGGATAGCTTCGGGAAGATCAAACCGCCACGAGGGCCGGCGGGATCGGTCATGGATGAAGTTGCCCGCTACACGTGGGCGGCCGAGCAGGTGAAGGGCGTAGCGATGCAGCACAACGTGCCTATCCTCTGTCTCCACCATCTGAACAAAGGGAAGAGCATCTACGAAGAGGTGAAGGCCGGCGACATGCGGGGGTCTCAGAAGGTGTTCGACGAGGCCGATGCTGTCTTCGGCATGTGGCTCGGGAAAGCAGAGGGGCAGGTATTCCTTGGGCCGCTGAAGGGTAGACACAGGAAGACGCACGGCGTGATCGAGTTGCGTCACCACACTTTCAACCAGTCTTACGTGGAGGTACCGAAGTCATGAAGGAAGAGAACGATACGCCAAACATCGACCACCTGAAGAAAGCATCCGAGAAGGTAGTGGAGCTGTTGGACGACCCATGCCCGGGCCTCCTCTCGTGGAACGTCTCGCTGCTGCAAGCCTGCCAGCACCTCCTGAAAATCCTCAACACCCTAGGAGTCCAAGCATGAGAACCGTTTACTTCGATCTCGAAACCGGCGGCCTGGAGCCCGGACGATTCCCGATCATCCAGTTCGCGGGCGTGGTGGTGAACGAGAAGTGGGAGGAGTTGGAAGCGCTGGAGATGAAGATCCAATTCCGTCCGGCCGACTGCGATCCCGGGGCGCTGGCGGTGAACGGCTACACCGAAGAGGCTTGGGCGAACGCAGAGCGCGAGACGGTTGCGATGGACAAGATCGACAGCCTCATGCGGAAGTACGCTGACGTTCAGAAGATCTCGGCCAAGGGCAAGCCGTGGAGTGTGGCTCGCGTGGCTGCACACAACGCCAAGTTCGACTGCGATCACATCGTGGCCTGGTTCAAGAAGCACGGGCGCTTTCTTGTGGCCGGTATCTACGAGCCTTTGGACACGTTGTCCTTGGCCCGCTGGTACAGCGCCAACCATCCGACGCCGCCGAAGGATCACAAGCTCGCCACGCTCTGCGAGTGGCTCGACGTGCCGCTGCTTCAGGCTCACGACGCCATGGCCGACATTCGAGCTACGGTGGGGGTGGCGAAGGTTCTATGCGAGCGCATGGGGATCTCGGGATGCCCAATACTCTGACCACCACCGGCTACTGGAAGCCAGTTAAGTCCAAGAAGGGAGCGGGCACCTTGCCTGCGCGAGTGCGCATCCCATGGCCCGACACGAAAGCCTTGACCGAGGGCGTGAAGGAGATCAACTGGCGCTACGGAACGCTGGAGCGATGGGAGGAAACGAACAAGTACGGCGGCGGCATGGTGTTGCTCGAAAACGGTAGCAGAATCACAGTGAAGCCCGGGCAGTTTGAGGTCTGGGCGGAGAGGGAGGACGGTGGATGAACAGCTTAGGAAATTACAGGCCGGAAACGAGACGAGGCGCGAGCGTGAGAGGGCCATCTTTGAGGATGAACAAACTCGACCGTGGGACGTACTGGCATTTGCCAATCTCTACGGATGGCCGGACGATTTTGGGCATCTCTATCTCGATGTTCTCGACGAGTTTTTTTTCTGGACGCGCTTCGATCCGTACGACCGACCGAGCCCCATCGAGGCTACGGCCTGGTTTATCTATGGGTGCCTGCTGCGAGATGCGTACCTTCAGGTTTGGCTCGCCAACGGGGAGTGCGCTGCCATGAAGACGCACCGAGAGAAGGCCATGGCCGGCGATTGGCCGATCGACACCTGGACGCCAAAGGACAGAGACGCCGCGGTGGCGATGCTCCAGGTAGAGCACAAGCTTCAGCTCGGCGAGTGGCCGTTGTGGGAGAGCCCGGAGGATGTCAAGAAGACGGTGCTCGCCATGGCCGACACCTGGAGGGACGAGTGGGCAGAGCTTTGCGCCGCAGGCTCGGACTGCGAGAGCGCAGCACGAGAAGTGATAGCGCTGGAGAGCGTGGACCGGGTGCGAGAGTGGAAGGCGAGTTGGAAGAAGAGCAAGGAACCACTACTGCGAAACCTTGTTGGTGACGGCAAGGGGACGCTTACGAAAGGATAAAGAGAATATGGCTTCCATGATGGACGGCGTCAGTAGGCTATGGGTAGTCGAGACTCAAGGGAGGGGCCTGTCTGTGTGCGGCTATAAAGATGAATTCCAGGCGTCTGCCGCCCTTCTCTACCGCCTCTGGCTTAGTACTGATCTAGAAGAGCTAAAGAGGCTCGTCCGAGAGATGGCCGAGGATGTTTGCTCGCAACTAGAGAGAGACCTTCAACAAGATTTGGCAAAGGAGAAGAGCGATGCGACAGAAGAAGAAGGCTGAACCCGAACCGGAGAAGCCGATGCGCCACAAGACGGACGAAATGCGCCACATCGAGCGCTACACCTTCCCGCTGCTCACCCACCTCATGGGGCTGCTGCCGCTGGACAAGGCGACGGCGAACAAGTTCCTCGGGTGGCTTGAAGCTGACCTACCGCACGGAGACTCCAAGGCCATCCTCGGCCGCCTCTGCAACGCCGGCAGCGACAACCACCTCTACCTCCTCATGGTCTGCGGCCTGTGGCGAGATGGGCTGCAAGGGCCGTGGGTGCAAGCGTGGACGGATCTTCTCGACTTCCAGTCTCACGGCATTTGTCCGTGGGGTGAGGGGTTCGAGGAGTTGGCGTGGTGGGGGCATTCGGAAACCCATAGCACCACCTACGAGGCGATGCGGTGGGAGAGCGCGTTGGCGGTTTACGCATGGACAAAGAAGATTATCGGCGGTGAAGCTGACGCGCTGTTTCACGCAACGCAGCGCTACCTCCAAGCCATGGCCGCCTTCTGGTCCATCGGCTCGGAGTGGCCCTGGAAGGGGCTGGAAGGCCGCTCCAACGCGCACGGCGAGCAGTACGACGACTCTCTGCTGGTCCCCGCCTGCGGCGAGAGATCGACGATGGCGCATGCGTTCCAATCGGATCTCGGGAGCCTGTTGTGCCATGCCGTGAGCTTGCCGCAGAGGTCGAAGCGTTTGAGCCCCGAGGCGGCGGCAATCATCGGTTCGGTGCCGCAAGGGTACGCGGCTCCAGAACAGATAGCCGGCGCCCGTAACCTTACGGCGGCAGAGCTGCTCCGCAACTTCGGCATCCGCACCAAGCGCGAGATCGTCTACGAGTTCTGGCACAACGAGCAGGTGGTGTACTGCCCCGGTCCCCGTCTCAACGGGAACACCCCGGACGTGAAGTACTATTATGTGAACACCAGCGAGCAGCGCGTTGCGATCGGCTTCCCGTGGGAGGGTGGAAGGGGGGATGCCACGAAGGGGATCGGCGGAGACTGTGTGCGAAGCGAGCATGCGGTTACGGCTTGGGGAAACCTGCCGAACAATAATACGGGATTGGTCTGCCCGCTACCTTCCAATCCACCCCTCCTGAAGATCGTCATCAACCAGCAGGGGGTAACCATCTCATGAGCGAGCAATGGGAGTCTCCGGACAATACGCCAGACAGAGGTGTAAACGTGTTGTTCATGGCCGAGATTGCCGGTCCACCAATCCCAATCCTTGGCAGGTACCTGCACAAAAACGAAGAAGTCTACGGCGGAGAGAACTTCGACTTCGGGGAGTACGACGATGAGACCGACGAATACTACTTCGCAGAGGGATGGTACGAACGAAACCTGTGCAGCTCCGATGACGGTCTCTGGAAGGTTCTCGGAAAGGTCGTCGCCTGGATGCCGCTGCCGAGGTACGAGCCATGACCGACGACGACAAGTGGAGAGAGTGGCGCAAGGGGGAGCCGGGTAAGTTGGGGTGGCAGGAGATTTCGATAGAGCCACCAAAAGGGAAGACGGACGAAGAGGTGTGGCACGAGCAATGGGTGGCTGCTGGCGGTGGCGTGGCGATACAGCCAGGGGCGGCGATCGAGGTTCCGCGCGGGTTTCTGGAGGAGACCGAGCCCTGGTGGCGCAGGCGGCCAGATGTACTTGTGATCCTACTGGTGATTCTCCTGCTCGGCGGCGTCGCGTCTGGCGTCCTACTCAGGGTGATCGCCAAGGGTGAAGTTCGACGCTCCCAAGGCCGCGCAGAGAGCCATTTAGCGCCCACCATAGACCTCTGCGCAACACGCCTACTGCTCACCCAAGGGAGGCTCCTGAAGACGCAAGGAGAGGTGCTCTACTGGCTCGAAACCAGAGACGGCGGGATGGACCTCTACCTCGTAAAGGAGATTGGCGACGGGAGCCCCCTGGAGTGCGGGATGAAGGCTCACCTACCACCAACGATTCCGGAGACCACATGGCGGCCAACGGCAGGCGATAGGGTGACGCTGTGCGGACTCATGTTGGCGGCCGAGCACCAGGCGCGGATGGGTGCGGCTTGGAGGTGCATGTGAGCCGCCGGGATGTAGAGATCTGGGTAAACCTAGAGGCGGAGGTGGAGAGGCTCAAGGCGGACGCTCAGGTGCGATCCGAAAGGGAGCAGCCGGAGAACACATGGAGCACCGCGAAGGTTGGGGCCTATGCCGACTGCTTAGACTTAATCCGCGCCGCTAAGCGCGACCACGAGAGGAGAGTGTGGTGAAGATCCAAGTGAGCAAGAGAGGGATAGTGGCGCTACTGGATGCGGCGCTGCTGAAGGTTGAAGTACAGGAAGAACAGCTCGACTCTATGGCCGAGTGCCTGGAGGATGTGGTTGCAGATTCTGAGCTGAAAGACAAGGCGATCGGCAAGGCGAAGAAGGCCATTGCGGCGCTGACGGGGACGAAGCTGGAAGGGTGTCCTGGCGAAGGATGCCCCGGTCACCTGTCCAAGGAGGCTGTGGAGCTGTGCCGCGAGGCGATAGGCGGCCAAGGGAAAACTCGTCTCGGGCACGAGCGGTTTCGTTCCGTGATCTGGAATCTGGAGGCGGGAATCGCGACCAGGGACACCAAGATTGAGAGCCTGGAAGCAGAGATCGAGCGGCTGAAAGCTCTCCCGACGATCGACCACTCGAACTGCATACCGAGGCCAACCGGAGAATTCGACGCCAAGGAGGCTGCCGTTCAACACCAAAGGGTTTGGATGTCGAATTCCAGGGGTGCCGACTACACTCTGCGCAACGCCATGGAGGATCTTGCCGGGGAAGCCTTCGCGGCCGGAGCGCTGGCAAACGAGAGGCTCCGCGCAGAGGCGCAGGCGGCGCTCGATGCGATCAACACCAGGGTGCCGCAGAAGGTCCACGTGATCGTCGTTCCAAGGCCGGAACCAATGCTTCCCTTTGTGTACGTCTTCGTCGGAAACGACGACGCGGTTCGAAAAGTCCGGGAGCTGGCTATCTACCCGAGAGTGACGTGCACCACGGAGCGGGTCATACCTGACTCTGGAGAAAAGCTGCCGCTGGAAGAAGGAAAGGAGGCGGTGCAGATGGAATAGCGCTCCAACGACGGAGCTTCGTACCGCACGGCCGGGCCTGAGCAGCTCGGCCGTTTTTTCTATTTCGCCTCCGACCCCCTGGCGAGGACTCGGAAGTAAAACCCGATGATAAGAGACTGAGTGCTCGACAGCGTACCGAGAACCGTAATCAGAAGGGTGAGCATTGGAGCTTCGATCGTGCCGTCTATGAGCATGGTTGCCACAACCGAGAGAATGACTGCGGCCTGCACGACAAACCCTCCACCTACGATCGTGAGGGCGATCCTCATCTGCGCACTTTCTCGCAGGCGGGTTACCTCCCTCCGGCCGCTACTTTGGAGCGCCCCCTCTTCGCGGACGCCCTTGCTACGCAGGGAGGTTTCTTCGTTTGTCATTAGGAATGGTGGGGCGACCGATGCGGGCTCGCCCCTCTTTGTTACTTGAACGACGGGCCGTACTTCTCCAGGATGAAATCCGAGAAGCCCTTCGGGGCCAGGTCGTAATCCTCCAGCATGCGCTCGGCGACTCGAAGCAGAATCTGCGGATCTACCTCCGGCGCCGAGCGCGCGAAGAGATCCCCGAGTTCCTTGACCCGCTGTTCGGGTGGACAACAGACGCCGAGCAAGCAGCACTGAGTGGGCATATCTTTCTCCTTTAGTCCTTCGGTACGCGCAGGCCAGTCTCGGCCAGCGCAACTTTGATATTACCAAGCTCGCCATAGGTTGCGATCGTCATGCGATCGATCTTATTTAGAGTTTCCCTGGCGTTGGTTTGTTCGTTTTTAACCTCCGACATGCTGAGCTTCAGTTCTTCGTAGCTCTTTTGTAGACCAGAGATCTCTTCTTCGTGGCGACTAATGGTCTGAGTGTTGTTCTCCCTTTGTGTGTCCAGGGAACCCCACCAGTGACCGACCGACAAAATGAGAATGATCGCGCCGGCTATGCTCCCGGCCCCGATCACCACCCGCGTATTCTTGCTGATCTCCGTAGGCACCCGCTTCTCCTCTCACTTGTCGGGCCTCAGCCCTGCGAGCCACTGGTAATAGGCGTCCATCGCCGCCGCGCTCTGCATGGTCGCCTGCTGGTCGATCTCCAGAAGCTGGAGCATCCGATCCTCTTTCGAGAGCCCGGGAGCGGAGCGGATCTCTTTGCGCGTCTTCCTCAGATCTCCGATGTCCCGCTTGGCCTGCTCCAGAATCTCCGCCAATTCTACCTCAGGATGGTTGCGCATGATCCTAGAGGCCGCCAGGGCGTCGCCGCGCTCTATGGCTGCATCCCAGGACGCCTTGGCCGCGCTCGCCGCTCCAGACGCCTCGTAGAGCTTCGTAACGGGGTCTGAGCCGAAACCCCAGGCCGGGCTCGACACGAAGCCCTTGACCAGAGGGATGTCCTTGGCGGTCGTGGGCAGCTCTGGAAGCTGGGTCGGGTCCGTCATGAGCTGGGAGGCTCCCTGCGCCAGCATGGACCCCTGGGTGCCGCCGTAGCCACGGATCAGATAGTCCACCTTGATCGGCGACATGCCGAACGCCTGGCCGATGTTCAGCGCCAGCGGCGTAGTGGTGTCGAACGCCTGCTCCTCCGGCGGATTGTTCTCGGCGATCCCCTCGGGAACGATGTCGCGGCCGGTGAAGCGCGAGGAGTTCATCGTCGCCTCTACCCCCGGCTGCATGATCGAGGGCATGGCGTCCGTCAGGTTGATTCCCTTGCCGTCCGTTACGTACTGTAGTGGCGTCTGGTCGGCAACGCCCGCGAGGATCTCCTGTACGGCGTCTGGCCGCGTCTCGTTCAGGTAGTCCAGGAAGGCGTGGGCTCCCCACGAGAAGGCGAGGTTCAGCGCGCCCAGCGGGCGGGGGAGACGGTACCAGCGGCCGTCGTCTCGCTTCGCCACGTGAAGGAAGCTCATGCGCTCCCATTCGGGCAGGGCCTGGTAGTCGGGGTCATCCTTCCACCGAGCCCAATTCGCGATTGCAGGAACCACCACAAAGGCTCCAGCCGCAAGCGTGGTGCGCACGGGCGCCTGGCGGTACGCCTTCACGAACCGAGCGGTGTCCTGCAAAGAAGCGTTGGCGAAAGCCTCCACGGAATTCCACTTTTGCCCGAAGCGTCCCGAGCGCGCGAAGTCGAGAGTCAGGTCTCGGGAGAACACCGCGGCGTCCAGCGGCGTAGCACCAGAGAGACGAGCCCTGCGATACCCACCAACGCGAGTAGCCTTCTCTAGGCTTTCCGACATCGCCTCAAGCGGGGCGAGCATCGGATAGAACACCTTGGCGAACAAGTTCTTCTCGGCCTTCCAGTTGCGCAGGAAGCGAGCACCGGCATTCGGGCGGGTCACGTCCGAAACCGCAAGCTGTGCCAGGGTGCGATCGTTGCTCACCAGCGAGGCCATGCCGCCGCCGTTGGCACTCCACTCCTTGTAGTACTCACCCACCCCCTTGCGGCCTGGTAGCGGGATCTGCTCGAAGATGCCGGCGAGCGGATCGATCACCGGCCGGAACTTGTACTCCGATCCGTACACCGCGGCGGTCGTCTGGTCGCGCAGGAGGTTCTTGAACGGAAACTCCAGGGTGATCGTTGCACCAGCTCGCAGGGTGCGCGCGGCGAAGTGGGCGGCCTGGCCGATGATCCCAGCCTGTTGCGGCGTCATCATCTTCAGCGCCTGCATTACGTCTCGCGGCGCTTCGTAGTGGTAGGTCTTCCCGTTGCGGTAGACAGGGAACGTACCGTCGCCTTTGCCCGAGGAGCGGGTGATCTCCTGCCCAAGCGTTGTCGGGTTGGCCTCGGCAAGATCTCCAAGGAGGTTCCGGACTCGCTGGCGCTCTGCCCACACGGTCACCTTCTGCGCCTGGCTGACGAAGGATTCCAGGGGCGGAGCTACTCGGTTGTCCTTGGAAAGCCCGGAAGTGATCTTCGCGATGGGCTTGGCGTTGGTGGCACCCACCACGATATCCGGACTGTTCTCCAGATCGTCCAGGAGCTTGAAGAGCGGAGCGTACTTCTCGCCCTTCGCGAGCAACGCGGCCTTGTCCTCGGCCGAGATGTAGCCGATCTCCACGAGCTTGTCCACGACGGCGCGCACGGACCACTCGCGGGTTCCCTCGGCGAGTTGTTCCAGCCCCTTGACGGTTCCGTCCGGATTCAGGCCGTAGCGCTGTCCAAGGTCGGCGATGGCCTGCCGAGAGATCGCCGTTGCATCCGGGTCGATCTTCAGCTTTGCGTCCGAATGCGGCTGCGCGGACGGATCGACTAGCTTCGCCACGGCGTGATCCGCAATCGCCTGCTCCTTGCGCGCGAGCAGCTCCAGGTGCCGGCCGGCGGCCATGTAGTCGTTCAGGTCTCGCTCCACGTGCTTGCCGATTCCGCCAAGAACGGCAGAGAGCCCGTCTCCGGTGCGGCGGGAGGATTGCGTGGCTGCGTCGTAGACGTAGGTCCCCTCGGTGATCGGGTTGGCTACGCCGGTAGCCATGTCACCAGCACCACGAGCCCGGGCCTGCATCTTCTCCATGAACTTCGCCGCGCCATCCATCCCTGCCCTGCGCATCCGCCGCGGAATAGGCTCTTCCTGGTTCGACATCTCGTCGATCCACCGATCCCAGAACTGGCGAGCCCGCTGCATGATTGGCTCTTTGGTCACCTCGTACTTGATCAGGGTGTCCATGGGGCGAGCAGGGGGCTTAGGCGGAGCATTAAGGGTCAAGAAGCCAGCCTCCGGGGAAAGCCCACGGGCCGCGAAGAACGCCTCGGCATGCTTCTGGGTCAGGCGATCCCTGGTCCGCATCGGGACCTCGTTCACGTCGTCCACTCCGTTGCCGGCAAGATAGTCCTGAAAGCTCTTCTCGAACACGTCCTTTTGCGAGAGCGGCGGAGCCTCGATCTTGGGAGCCACCGTGCTCTGCGTCAGGTCCGAGATCCCGGCCGCGGCTACGTCTCCATCCTCAGCCGCCTTCACGAGGTAGGGGCGAAAGTTGGCGTCGTTGTCGGTGAGCGCCTTCTTGAGAACCCCTTGGAAGACATCCGGGGGCATGACCGAGCGCAGGGGCTCCATCGCCTCCGAGATCCCGTTCCGGGCCTGGAGATAGCGGGCCACGTCCTCCGATCCGATCTTCGGCTTGACCGTGGGCACCAGCGGAGGGGTCTCGGGAAGCGGCGTAATGGCCTCCCTGGCGCGCGCAGCGTCGTCGGCCAGTCCACCCATGCCCCTTGCGGCCTGGAAGCCCCCCAGGACGCCGCCAAGGCCGCCCAGCGTGGCTCCAAGGACCGTCGCCTTGGTTCGGGACGCCGGGTCGGTGCCGTAGGCGGAGACGTTCCCCAGCACCCCACCCTCCAGGGCACCGGCTCCGATGCTGCTCGCGCTCGCGGCCGCGGCTCGGCCGAGGGACGGGGCGGCCGCTCCGATCGCCTCCATTCCGATCTTGCCAGCCCCAGCTCCGATACCCACGGGCACCAGGTTGCCGGCGAATTCAGAGACCAGCGGAAGGGTGGACCGGATCGGGTCCTGGGTGTGGTGGTAGAGGTAGTCCTCCTTCGTCTTGTCCAGGTCACCGCGAACGGATTCCGTAAAGCCCTCCGGGGTGAGATCCGCGAGCCCCATACCCATGCCGGGAAGGCCAGAGAGGGCAGTTCCCAGAACAGGATGCGCCTGGCGGAAGTCGCGCAGGGTCTCTAGGCCCCCGGCAATCGGAAGTCCGAGAGCCCCACCGATCGCCTTTCGTGCGGCGGTGAAGTATCCGGGGTCCTCTACGTCCTCGGGAGCACCCACATCTGCGAGCTTCCCGACGCGGCCGAGCCCTGGTTCACCGCCAGCCGCTGCGATCCCAGAGCCAAGGCCGCTCAAGTCGTGGTGCGCTGGCGCAGAGGGTCCTCCGGCCATGGTCTCTACCTGGTGACGCACCACGCTCTCCGGGGTTCCGTCCGGGAAGCGCAGCACCCGACCATCCGGTAGGTGAACCTCGATCACTGCTTCACCATGGAGCCAGTCTTCGGGTCGTAGACGTAGACGCCAGGAGCGAAAGAGCCGTCCTTCGCGCGATGAGAAGTGGCGAGGCCGTAGCGCTCGAAGACGTTCTTCTCCGCCTCGTCCATTGCCCGCTGACGGGCAGCGAGAATCTCCTCAGGAAGGGGAGGAGCCACAGGCGAATACTTCTTCCCGTCCCATTCCATCCCGTGCTTCTTTGGTTGTCGATCAAGCCAGGCGCGGAAGAGCACATCGCCCTCGGCCTTTACGTCGTCATTCACTTGGTTGGCGGTAGGTGCGCGACCCGCGGCGCCGATGCCGTTCGCCTCGTAGTTGGAGATCCTGCGAGCTTCGAGCGCGAGCTGCGCCTTCTGAATCCTGAGGCGCTCTTCGTCCCTGCGAGACTCCACGATCGGGCCGTAGCCCTCGGCGCCGTAGATCTTGTTTTGGGCCGCCTTTGCGCGAGCCTCCATCTCCGCATCGGACAGAATGCGACCACGGCCGGCCGCGATCTCGTCTGTCCGCAGGAGGGCGCCGATGTCCGCATCCGGGCCGGCCAAAGCGAGAGCCGATGCGCGCCGAGCTTCGGGAGAGGTCGGATCTCCGGAGGTGGTGCCGATGGAGTGCGCGAGAGCCTCGGCCGCGGCCTGCTTACGCCGATCGTCGTCCTCCTTCTCCTTCACGGCCCGCGCTGCCGCGGCGAGTTGAGCATCGTCCATCTGGAGGTTCTTCATGGCTCCGAGATGGGAATCCTCGGCCGCGGTGGTCGAGCGCGCATCCGCCTGCTGCTCGCGCAGCATCTGCCGACGACGCTCCAGGACGCCAGAGATTCCACCGGAGTAGCTCTCGAAGGCATCCGCAAGGCCGCCGGCCATATTGTTCTGGCTGATCCCGCGCAGGAGCGCAGAGCCGGCAGATACGAGCGCCTGACCTTGGGCCTGTCGAGCATCGTCATCGCTCACCGGAGAGCCGCCGAAGGACTGCGGCACCCCGAAGCGGTGGTGCATGTGGACCTCTTTGGGTGGATCGAGGGTGCCGGTCCCCGTCTGGCTCCCGTACAAGCGAGACCGGTAGAGGTAGGGGAGCATCGCGAAGCCGTACATGCTTACCTCCGCCCTTGGAGATACAGACCGTACCCGGTTGCAGCACCAGCGGCAGCACCGCCGACCGTGGCCCCACCAACGCTCACGCCGAGCCCCGGCTGGACGTTCTGGCCGTAGGTGTAACTCTCGCCGCCCATGCCGCCGATTCCCTGAATGGTGCGTAGGTAGTCCATGAGCTGGTTCTGTTGCGCGCTGGCGTTGTAGACCTGAGCCTGTTGGTTCAACGCATTCCCTTGCATCCGGACGCCAGCCATGCCCACGTCCCGGCTCGCCTTGATCTGGTTGGCGTCGTTGATCGCCCCTGCACCACCGAGCGCGCGATCGAGCCCGGAGAGCCCAACGCCTTCCAGTCCCGGGATCACCTGGCCCATAGTGTTCATGCGGTCTGAGGAGAGCTGCCGGCCCAGACCCGCAAGCTCCGCGTTGCCGGCGTTCTGGTTGCCGAGCAGCATCCCGAGAGCGTCCAGATCCTGGCCCCTGCGAGCGAGCGAGAGCTGATCTGCTGCGCCAGCTCGGGAAGAGGCTGCGTTGGAGGCGGCGATGTTCTCCGAGGTCCGAGCGTCCAAGGCTCCGAGGTCGCGAGCGTTCACAAGCCCGAGAGCCTGGAGCCTTGCCGCGCGGATCTGGTCTGCGTTGGTCAAGCGGGTAGCCGCAGAACCACGGATCAGTTCCTGGTCGAGAGACCGCTGCGCCTCCGTACGGTCGGCGCGATAGCTTCCGCCACCGAAGCGGCCGCCGCCCTGCGCAGCGGAATCCAGATCTCGGATCGTGGCGTAGTGACCCCGCTCGGCGTCCGCGCTCATGGCGTCGATCACGGCCTGAAGGTCGGCCTGGTTGCCGGTGTCGCTGAAGATCTTGTTCACCTGCGTACCGAAGGTGCCCGTGCCCGTGGCGTCGCCGATCCCACCCCCGTTGTTGTTTGGGTTCGAGCCTCCGTTCGTCCACTGGTTGTACTGCTGTCGGCTCACCGTCCCGCCGCCTCCACCTGCGCCTCCACCACCCCCGCCACCGTTCGGGCCGCCGGCAAAGCTCTGCTGGTCCAGGAAGCGATGCAGGAGATCCGTGGCGTCGTACCCCCGCGCGTCGTTCTCCAGGCGCTGGGTCAGGCGGTCGCTGATCGGGTTGTAGCCACCGAAGCCCGTTCCGGTGCCGTCTCCTTGGCCCGTGCCGGCCCCGCCAAGGACCGCGAGAGAGGCGCGGCGAGCTGCATCCATCTCCGGCGTCTGGCCGGCCTGTAGGCCCCTTCTGGCGACTTCCTCGGCAATCCCTTGCGGGGTGCTCAGGTTGGGGCCAGGGGCATGGGTTGGGTCACCAGTGACGGCCCTGGAGGCGTTTCCAGTAACCGCCCCTCCGGATCTCCGCTGCTGTCTCCAGGCGCGACGAGCTTCATCGTCCGTCATGGCAGGGGCCGCCGCCGCCGGGCCGTGTGGGGTTGGTGCGGCAACGCCAGCGCTAGGGATCGCCGCGCCGTACGCTGGCATTGTCCCTGGACCACCAATGTAGGCCGGGCCTTGCGCAACGATGCCTCGCTGCATGTTCAGAATCGCGTCCAGGTCGGGACGAATCTGACCAGAGAGGTACGGGGTCTGCGTGGTCGTTTGGTTGGTCGTCCCCGTCTTCGGCTTGTTGGCCGCCTTCGCCTGTTGGTTGGACGAGTACGCGCTCACCGCCGCACCGGCCACCGTGACGCCGATTGCTACCCAAGACATGGAACCTCCTTCACCACCGGCAGCGCCAGGTAGTCATCCGGTTCTGGAATGATCAGCTCCGACTCCAGCCTTTCGACTTCCGTTTCGTCGCTACGGTGAACCGTGGACCAAACCATGTCCTCTACGATCAGCAGCACCCGCTTTGAGCCGGCTGGGGAGACGAAGGTGCAGGGCGCCTCGATTACCTGCGTCCCGCTCTCCGTGGTCACCACCGCCTTGCCGGCCGAGATGATGCAGATGTGCTCCTGCGCATGGAGTTTGGAAACGATGATCGAGCCGGCCTTCATTTTGAACTCGCGGACGTAGATGCCCCTGGTGAAGCGGTGCGTGAGCATCATCGGATCTTCGCCGTCCAGGCGCTCAAGCCCCAGCCCGGCCAGGTCGAAGTCCGGAGACTTCATGATCAGCTCCAGCGCTCGAATCTTGGCGCGCAGCTCCGCTTGCCCCACGGACACAGGAGCGGCGTCTCGTTCTTCAAGCGTCAGCCGATACGGGGCTGGTGGCTGGTGAACCATATCGAACGCCGGAGGCTCGGCAAAGACTCCATCCATCAAGGCGTTTTCGATCACAGGTGAACCTCCCGCTTGCCGGTACCAAACCGAACGATCAAGCCCTCGAACCGCCAGATCGCCGTGTTGTCGGACGGAATACGCTTCAGACGTAGCGTCACAAGGCGGTGCTGGCCGGCGTTCACGGACAAGCGGATCGCTGGATCTACGTATGCCTTCAAGAAGAGCGCCGTCGCGACCGGCGGCAGGCTGAAGGTGTGCTGCACGTCCGTTCCGGCGTCCACGGATTCCCCGATCCCTACGGCGTTTGCGAGTAGCTCCACATCCACCGTGCCGACGACGTTAGTCGAACAGGTGTAGAGGAATTCGAAGCCAAGCGAGCCCGTCTTCCAGGTCGGCGGAACGTGCATGTTCGTCCACGCCTCGTTGTCCGTGTTGGTCGCGTGGAAGCCGAGGTAGTCGCCGCGGTCGTTGTTCGAGACATGCGTCATGCCGGTACCAGCCCAGAGCCATAGCTGAGGGGGCAGAAATACCTCGTAGAGCGCGTCGTCCACCTGCGCCTCTATGGCTAACCAGTTCTTGAGGATCTCGTCCTCGAACTTTGCGCGCGGATTGAAGCTAAGCACTGAACTTGCCTCCCAGCTCGTAGTCGATCTCGAAGCCCTCGAATTCATGAACGCGATCAGACAGCTTGGCTACTCCGTTTGAAGAGTACGACAGGGAAATGCTGTGAAAGTTCGCCGCCTTCGTACCGCCCGGGACGACTACCCATCCCTGGTTGTCTCGCGTGGTGTGCGCTCCGCTGACAACTACTCCGGCCGTACCATGGGCGGTGCTCGTAGAGCGCACAAACAGGAACACTTGAAATCCCGGGCTTGGGTCGTCGAAATTGATAATTGGCCGGACGCGCTTAACGATCGACGTGCGCTCTGGGTCCGGCTGGATGTAGGCGCGCGTCAAGCTGAAGCTTGTCGTGGACAGGGCGTCCAACTTGAAGTTGGCGAGGAAATCCGGCGGCGGGTTGGTGAGCGCCCTCCGCTCAACAAAGCGCTGGCCGAGAATCCCGTTTGCCGAATTTGGCGGCAGGCCCTTCATAAACAGGCATCCAGCCGAGACACCATCGCTTCCCTTCGGAAGGAAGAAGCCGAACCGGTCATCGCGATAGCTGTACGCGACAAGGGAGGTTCCTTCGGTCGGGGGGCTCCCGAGAGACGAGTAGGACCACAGAATGATGCCCAGCTCTGGATCGTGGGAACCAGAAACATAGATCGGCGCAACTGCCGGATTTAGGGTCAAGGTTGACGACACGGCCGGCCGGGAGAGCGAGCGCGCCACTCGGCCGTAGCCGACCACCTCCGGAAATCCCTGACCGCCGGTCAGGCGCGTGGGTCCGGCCATCCCCCAATAGTAAACATCGTCACCAACGCGCACGATGCTATTAGGATACCGACAGATCACGCCCGGAAGATCGCGAAACTGATAGGGCGGGCCGTCGATCCGAACCGCCCCGAGGCGCTGGAAGACGATGCCGAAGTCGCCACCGATCGAGCCGACGATCTCTCCAAAGTCATTGTTCAGCGGCTGGTAGTCAGCGCCCACATATTGAGGGTCGGCGCGGAAGCTCCCGAAGAAGCGCGGAGCGTCGCTCTGGCTCCAGGCCACGAGAGTAGGATTGGCACCAGCCGAAAGGCCGTCGTACCCAGCCGCGAGGTTCAAATTTGCGATGAACAGGTTGTTGCGAATTGGGAAGCAGTAGCGGAACTTCGGATCAAAAACCGAGCTGGCGAGCTTCACGAATTGAGCCCCGCGGGTGAGCTGGATCTGCGGGTCGTCAACGAAGTTCGTCATGATGACCGAATCACCGAAAGAGGTTCCCTGCCATCCGGAGACCGTATCGGGCGTGGTGTAGGCGCCGGCCGCACGGGTGACATCGGTAAGGGCGGAGCCGTACTCCCAGAGCTTCACCGTCGAACCAACGAAGCTGTAGGCCGTAGCGCTGCCGGCGTGGACGTGGTGGCCGTAGGTGATCGGAGCTGAGGCTCCGCCAATCTGCGCGGTCGCCGCTTGAATATCGGGAGCAACGAAGTAGTCACCGTGAGCTGGGAATAGCCCGAGGATGTCCACCAAGCCCGTCTTGAGCATGTCGTCGCCAGAGAACCAGCCGGCGTCCGGGCTAAACTCGCCGAAGGGCACGAAGAGGATGGGCATTAGAAGAACCTCGGCCGAATACCCAGGCTATCGCCCGCGGTGCGCACGTCGTGCTCGTCCTCGGTCTGCGCCGTCTGTTCGAGCCACAAGGTCATGTACGCCTGCTCTGCCTCTGGATCTTTGAGATGCTTGGAAATCAGCATCATCGCTCGGGCGTAGATCAGCTCGCCCGAGCCGTCCTGCGAGATCCAGTCGCACGTCCAGTTGTCAGGAACCGCGGCCTCCGTAGAGGGCAGGATAAAGGTGTAGCTTGACCCGTCCCACCTGACAACCGGGATCTCCAGGTTCCGCATGTAGCGGCCCTCTGCCCACGCTTCCTCGCGCGGCGGAGGCCAAAACTCCAAGGAGCCCTGGTACCAGTCCCACGCCAGCGGATCGCCCTGCGAGGTGTCCGCGGCCTTGTAGTGGTCCATCTCGTCCGAGGTAGCCCGGCAGATGTAGAAGTCGGCAGATTGCGAGGTCAAGGACCGCCGGATGCGCAGGCTCTTGCTCGCGATCTCGAACAGATCCTCGGGGAGCCCCCAGCCGTCACCAGGCTTATAGACGGAGATCCCAGGGGTGAGCTTGAGCTGGAACTGACGCTCTGACCACCAGAGGCGCTTCTCGCGGTGAAAGCGCATGGAATCCACCGCGCGGCGGCCTGCGTCTTGTGCAGAGATCGCCGAGTGGCTGTCGTCCTGGAGACGGCGAATCAAGGTTCCCCAATCCGACAATGCCCACTCCTCTCTTGCGTGGAAACGCCGCCAGGCGAGCGGAGAAGGCGAGGAGAGAGGTCCGGTGACCCTCCCCGCCCACCTGGTGACTCCTGCTTACTCTGCGCCAGCCGCCCCCGGCAGGTAGCCGCCGGTCAGGTTGACGAAAACCTTGAAGATGCCCGCTGCCGCCGTAGCCGCCCCGGTGTCGATCAGGATCTCCAGCCAGAAATCCTTGTTGGTCGTGGTGAAGCCGAGGCCGTTTTCGGTGGTCGCGATCTTCGTCGGGCGGATCACGCCGCCCGCCTGTCCCACGGTCGTCTGGTGGATGATCGTCTTGGTGGTGGTGCCGTCCGTGATCCGAAGGCTGAAGACGAGCAACGGGGTGCCGTTGCTGTCGAGATCTCCGGTCTGAATCAGCGCGTCCGCGACGGTGACTCGCTTGGGGAGCTTGCACAGACGGTAGGTGTCCGCGGCGGCGCCACTGAGGGTCACCGTCTCGGCACCCACGGTGCCGGTGCCGAGATAGAGCGCGAGCGGGGTTCCGTAGGGAGAACCTACGGGGATCGTCACTCCGGTATTCCAGTTGGGTCCGTAGTTGGTAGCCATGGCTGTCGCTTCCTCAGATCGAGGTCACGGTCTCCTTTGCGTAAGAGGTGACTACGATCTTGCCGTAGTCCTCGTCGGTTCCTTGCTCCTCTACGCTGAAGTGGGGGCAAGCGGCGCCCGCGAAGG